GTGATGCCTTTTAACGCAAACACCGACTTGACGATGACCGAATCACCAATAGAAGGGTAGTAGATACGACCAAGGTTATCTAAGAATGTGCCGCCACCAAAGGTGTACATATTAAAAGAGCTTTGCGCTGAAAAAGAACCAACATAAACCGAGCCAACACTTTTGGCTGTGTTTGACATCACAATAATGGGCTGCACATCAACTAAGTTTGGAATAATTGCGGCTGTTGCAACCGTCTGGAACAAACGATGCGGTCCAGCAACCATATCCATTTCTACGCCGCTTTTTGCCGCTCCTCCAGTACCAGCCGCTGTGCTTGTAATTGAATCAATTAACAACATACGAAATAAACCACCGCTATTGGAAACAGATGTACCAAACAAATAGCTTTGAGCAGCGGCAACTATACGAGGGTTTGTAACAGATATAAATGCAATGATGCTGTTTAATCCAGCATCTTGAACAATACCAGTTGTTTGTAATGAACCAGCAATCGCTGAATATCCCTTGTTATGACACACAACGCTTTCGCACGATGAGTCAATGTTAATTAAAGGACCTCTTGAAACAATACCGCCACCCCAGACTTGTAAGCCTCGAAACGTGCTGTTGACTGTGTTTTGTATTACTGGAAATGTATAGCTGTCAGTAGAGCTAGTGCTATTGCCGTTAGGCAAAGATGCAATAAAAATGTTCTTTATATCAATGTTGGTAGTCGCTGATATAACAAAACCACCGCCAGCCAGATAAATACCATCAACAGGAGTGGCACATTTAACAGTCGTAAAGTTAAAGCTTTTAAATGCGGTTGAACCCGCCGCCCCATTTCGACCCCATTGCCTAGAGCGTAAATTACTGATTACTTGAGCGTTCTGGATGTTAATGCAGTTATAAGTTGTTGCGCTGGTGTTGCCACAATAGTTAGCATTAGCATGAATACTTGAAATACTACCGCTACCAAGCATGGAGTTAAATTGAACTGTTGCGGAGATTGCCGTAGGGGCTTGCCAGTTAGAACCTAAAATGCTCAAGGTATCTAACTCATACGTTCCGGCAGAGCTAGTAACGTTTGTTACAAAACAACCAAAGTCTTTAAGCGTTAAATCAGCGTAGTTGTTAAATTCATTTCTAAACCGCATACCTGTACTGCAAGTTTCTATGTCAATAGTGCCAGAAGGGTTACAGCTAAAGCCAGCGTTATTGATTGTGGTATTAGGCGATGGAATCCAATAAACTGTAGTGCCGATTGGAAAACTAGCTTGAGCCGTTGTGCCGTACTGACCCCGCAATTGTGAGGTTGCGCTAACTACCGCACCCGCACGGGTCAAATAGTGGATACGCTCAATCGTTGTACTGTTAACCAACAGAAAAGAACCAATTGCTTGGTTGACGTTGATAGCGCCGTTAGTTGTTGGCCCAATTGCTGTGGCTAATGTAAAAGCCTGTGCCGCTGTAGACGTAATTGCCGTAGCAAGTGTTGTTGATTGCAGGGCAGAGTTAAAGTGAATGTTGGGTACTCGCACCCTTGCGCCTGTAGGTATTTTTGTTCCGTTTGTTCCATCGCCCATTCTGACCGCTGTGGTCAAGGGGTTAAAAAACAACACTTTACCAACTTCGCTTGCGCCAACCTGAACCTGATTGATTAAAGAACCTGAACGAATGATGTAGGTTGCGCCTGCGGCAATCACGCCGCCCGTATAGGTTGTGCCGTCTAGTTCTTGAATAGTCGCAGAGGTAGTGGAAGCAACAGCACTAATAACAAAATCACGGGCAATGCTTGGCAGCTTAAACGGCAGACCAATGTTTGCACTAACAAAGTTTGTTCCTGTACCTGTGACTACACCGCCAGCCGTAACCGCTACCGTACCCGTAGTAGCGTTTGGTGCATTGAAAGCATAAGTGTTAACTGTGCCGCCCGTCACATCTTCTGGTATTGCTTGCCATACTTCCCAGATGTTTGTAGCGTTTCCGGTTTCGACTTGAATCATTGTCGGGTAGTCAATCGCTACACCACCAATACTGTTTGAGCTAAACAAAACCTGATTGTTTGTGCCTGTGGAAGTGCCAACCGTAATCCAGTCACCCCTGACTTGTAGAACACCGTTTTGTTGGACAGTAAAACCACCATTATTTAAAGCAGCAGAGCTTAAACCATTCTGCATATAGAACTCTTGCAGATGCGGCGTTGTAGTGCTTGCGTTGCTGACCTCAATGCGCCCTGTACCAAGTGCTTGAATTAACCTTGGTCTGATTGACCATTGAGAGTTAATGGTGAGCGTCACGCCATCAAGGACGTTGATAATATCGTCCTGAGCGTAAGTAACCGCTGTGAGGTTTTGCGAGGCTGTTACGTCAATGGTTGCCATTAAATAGCCGCCTCAACACCCGCAACTCGCCCGTCAGCGCCCCTAATAATTCGTTTTGGCGCACCCAAAGACTGCACGACATTACCTAATTGAGCCAAAGTCTGACCGTGCATAGCCGCCATATTCTCGCTAGATTGAGCCATTTGTGCCATTGCAGCGTTGATATTCTCGCTAATTTGACTGGTTAATTGCGTAGCTTGGGCATTTGCTTCTTCTACCGATTTATTGGGATCAGCAGAAAGCAAGGCTATTGTAATCTTTGTTGCAGCATCCAGTTCGCTCTTGTACCGCTCTTGGCGCTCTTTTACCTGCAATTCTTGGTTAGCCAATGCCATCTCAAATTGTTGTTTCTGAGCTTCTAATTGCGACTCAGCCTGTAATTTCATTTGCTCAACTTGCATATCAAATTGCGCTTGTGTCTGAGCGTTTTGTGCATCAGCCTGTACCCGCAACTGTTCGGCTTGCGCTGTCGCTTGCATTTTCATCTGCTCAATCTGCTGTTGTCCTTGCAACTTTATCATCTCAGGGTCTGGGGGCGGTGGCGTGGGATTTGCCGCCATTTGCTGCTGTTGTTGTTTCATTTGTTCCATTGCTTGATCTATTGCACCCTCAATTGGCTCGGCTTTCTTATATGCACCTACGCCAAACTTGAGCAATTCCACAAGCATTGGCACTAACTGAGGTGCTTGCTGACCCATTGGGAGTGCTTGATTTAAGAACCCACCCATTGCTTGCAGGAACTCAACCCGATCACGCTTATTCTGTTGCTCGTCAATTTGCACTAGGCTATCGGAATCAACCTGAATTCGGAATGAACGCAAAGGCTTGTCTTTCAACAGCATTAACGCTTGCGGGATCAACGCTTGATCGGCAGGGTTCATTGCCTGGGCAGCTGCGTACTGGAGGATCGTAGACGGTTGGAACTTGGTGCAAATAACCTGTGCTTTTAGCTGAAATAGCTCACTCGCAAACAAGGCAACATCTTCCTGCATTGAACGCAACCGCAATCCTGCATACTGACCTTTAATCTGTTGTGCCGTGGCGGTTTCACTTGCTGCGCCTTGGCCTCGAACGATGTCGCTAATGCCTGTGATTTCATAAATGGTTTGCTTGATCTCATCTTGCGCCCGATAGCATTGCAGCAATGCGTTTGCTAACGTGTCAATCGGCAACAAATCAATTGACCCTTTCAGACCACCCTTTTCTGAGAACGCCATCCACTTATCTACAGGGATGAGGGTATTGTTATCACCTTCGGTCAAAAGACGCTGTAAGGTGGGTTGTGATGCGTCATAGACCCCACGCACCCGCAAGGCTTTCACCATCCCATCAATACGGTCTGTCAAAATGTCTAGCGCATTGGCTTGATCCTGATACAGCACGAAGTCAGGGATCGGCACAAGCGTATCACTTGTCATTGTGGCGTACAAAGGCTTGGCGCATGGAAAGAAATTCTCAAGCTCTAACGGATCGTCACGCTCGTCAAGAATGTTTGGGCAGCTCTTGCTAATCCAGTAGACTTTGCCGCTTTCCTTATCCCACATCTCGCATATCTTAGCCCGTGTGAAATCCTTAGATTGGGTGGAATATTGCTTGTTTGTCTCTGGCCCTGCATCCAATGGGATTGTTTTCGCCATTTCCTCGCCAAACCGCTCAACAAGGCTTTCTTTAGTCATGTAGACCCAACGCCAAACGGCAGTGACTTCTTCCCATGTTCGAGCTACTGAGTGTCCGAAGTCCTTCCAATGCACATAATCGGTAGGCGCACACTCGTACTCGATTTCTTCTTGAGGTTCTTCGCCCATAGCACCGTCAAGCGTCATTGTGTTCTGCGCTTGCTCACTTGTGCGGTCAACCTCGTCCACATCTTCAGTTACTTGCAAACCATCTTCAGGAATGTCTTGCGCCCGAACGTGCGGCTCGTACCTAACCCAAGCCACGCCACGCCCACCCAAGAACCTGTCCTCGACTGCGTGTCTCATCGTTGATCTGAAATCGCTGTAATGCTCAATTTCAAAGTCAAGCGCACGTTCAATCAATTGCGAGGCAACACGGGCAACTGGATCATTGTCCCCAAAACGTCGAGATACATCAGCCTTGGGTAGCCTGGCGTACACGGCAGGAATCAGCGTCTGTACGTTAGACCACAGAATGTTGAATTTAGCCGTTTCGTTCGTGTTTTGATTGCGGTTATCGTCACGATACCGTTTTACAATCTTCTGCGAACGAGCTTCCCATTTCTTGAACTCGTTATCGTATTGGCTGATCGTGTTTAGCCACTTCTGAACACCCGTCAATGCTTCCATTTCAATATCTCGCAAAAATTACGTCACGGTTGACCCGTCCGACAATCTCATAGTCCCAACTGGCAAGCAATTCGATTGTGTCCTCGTCGCTGTATCCGTATCGAGTGCCTAAGCCCTTTAGCTCAAGCGTAATTACCGGATAAGTCTTTTTAATGGTTTGTTCAGCACCTAGCAATTCTAAATGCTCATAGCCTTCAATGTCCAACTGGATGAAATCGCAGTCATGGACTTCAAAGAAATCAATTGGTATGACTCGCACATCGTTACCCGC